GCTTGGCCTGGATGCTCGTGGGCGTGAGCGGGTCGTTTAAACTGCTCGCCCGGATCAGCCACTCGCTCGCCTGGGTGCCGCAGAGGATGCCCTGGTCATCGGGCTCCATCCACAGAATATCCTGTATATCCGAGGAGTTGAAGGTCTCGGCGATGGCGTTGTTGTCGGCGACCGATCCGTCGCGGCCGGTCGGGGCGAAATTGAAGAAGTCGTTGCTGACGCCCGCGTCGAAGCGGTTGGGGGTTGCGCCGGCCAGCCACAGGCGGCCTTCCTCGTAGCAGCCGCACGAGGGGTAGCCGGTTGTGTCGCTGTAGAGGCCCAGCCGCCAGACGGTGATCGCGTGCGTGTAGAGCAGGGGACCGCTGGCGATGTTGTCCGTCTCGTCCACCACCAGGGGCTGGATCGCCACGGTGACGACGGTGGGCGAGGTGTAGGCGGTGATATAGCCCCAGGTCCACAGAGCGCCGCTCGGGTCGATGGCCCAATTGAGCACGTCGAGGTTCGGCTGCTTGTTCGTGCTGGCCTTCAGCGCCGTCCAGTACGCGCCGTTGAACTTCACATGGTCGCCGGCCACGTAGGCGTGCGCCGCGTCGTAGGCCAAGGGCTCGCTCAGGAAGCGGATGCAGCGGCCCACGTCGGTCACTGCGAAGCAGGCGATGGAGGCGGTCGCCGTGATGCTGCCGCTGAGGCCGCTGGGCGTGATCGTGTTGCCATCCTCAGGCGGGTCTTGATAGGGGCCGTCCACGAACACCGCGGCCGCGTAGGCGAAGCTGGCGAACTGGCTCGCGTTCGTGCCGGCCGCGGAGGAGGTGACGACGTTGGGGGCGACCTCGTTGTGCAGGATCAGGGCGTGGGTGCCGTCCTGCACGATCCTGATGGCGTCGAGCCGCGCGTCGGTGTAGTCGGTGGCAATGTCGAGCACCTTGGACGCCTTGAGCGCGATGCCGCCCAGCGTGACGCTAGAGCCGTCGAAGCCGTCCAGGGTCGTCGTGTCGCTGATGGGGAAGGTCAGGCCGCTCTCGGCCCCGTCCACGTAGAACACCCGGTTCAGCATCAGCGCCACGTCGGTGCTGGCCGTGCCGTCGCTCTGGTAGAACACCACCTCGTCGCCCTGCGCGATCCCGGTCGGTGCCGCGGTCTTGATCACCGCCGGCGTCGCCGTGGAGATTTCGCCGACCAGGGTGCCGCTGTCGGCCAGGACCAGGGCGGCGCGGTAGAAGAACCGGAGGTGCCCGTCCGAGAACTCCATGTCGTAGGGGCTGTCCTGGGTGAAGTGGAACGGCCGCAGGACGGCGCGCTGGCTACGCCGCGTCGGCGCGATCCACCGGAACCCCGAGCGGCGCGGAGCAGACCCTTCCTCCACCGGCACGACGTTTAAACACACGTTCATGGCGGTGCGGTAGTCCTGGCGCTCCATGCGCCCTTGCATGTAGGAGGACCATTCGCCGCCCAGGAAGCTCGTCTGTAGGAAGGTTGACCGGGCCATGGGCTAGGCTCGGCACGTGATGAACTCGTCCTCAGGCGGCTGCACCGGGCCGGTCTCGATGCCGTTGACCGTGCGGGCTTCGCCCATGAACGTCTTGTACTGCGCCCCGATGTTCTGGATTTTCTCGGTGGACTGCGTAAGCTCCTCGCAGACTGACAGCGCGATCCGCGCGGCCAGGCCTTCGCAGAACATGCGGTCCATCGAGCGCACGTCGGCGTGGTCGGCGACGAAGCGGTACAGGATCAGCGTCGGCTCGGTGGCGCAGAGGTAGTCGCCCTCATACTCCCAATCGTTCAGGGGCAGGCCCGTGGGCGCGCCCAAGTAGGCGACGATGCCGGCCTTCGGGTCTTGCGGCGCTTCCCGCAGGTAGCCGTTCGGCAGGCGGAAGACGTTGCGCGTGTTCGACTGGTCGCGCGGCCCCGTGCCGACCGGCCAGGCTCTTGACGAGCGTGGCCCCGCTGATCCGCATCCAGTTCTGGCCCATGCGCTGCTGTGGCTGCGTGCCGGGGATCGTCTCCCAATCGGTGGGGTGCGCCGCGGCGGCCGGGTCGAGGTTGACGTTCAGTTCGACCAGGGACTGGTAGACGACCAGATCGGAGCTGGTGACCGTATCGCCCTTGGCGTAGGTCACAGTCGCGTCCCAAGCGGCGATCTCGGTGGGGTCGTCGGCGTTGTCGCTGATCAGGCTCATGTAGAGCACCGCCGCGGTCGTCTCCGGGGTGTAGGTCAGTTCGCCCGCCACGTAGGTGGTCGTGCTGTCGTAGCTGTTCACGGTCAGGGGGCCGAAGTACAGCGTCCAGTAGGTCGGGCTGTCGGCCGGCGTCTGCGCCACGGGCACCGCCGCGCGGGCCAGATACACGCGCTCGTCGTCCAGCACCATCGCCCCGCGGGGGTAGGTCTTGGCCGCGTCGAAGTCCGGGGGCACGATCTCCATGGTCGTGGTATCGAGCGGCCGCAGGACGACCCGCCGCGTCGCGAAGCGCCACACGTTCCGGCGAAGCTCGAACTGGCGCAGCTTGTCGTAGACGAACGCCACGGCGGCGGCGTTCTTATTGTTCATCGTCAGCGACGTGATGTTGCTGTACGTGACCCCGCAGTGCTGGAGGGCGCGCTTACAAATGTCGAGCGGGGTGCGGTATTCTTGGGTCATAGGCCCACCTTAGCTGAACGCTGGGCGGGTGTCTACTCGCCGGGGATACGAACGACGGAGAGGTAGTTCGCGGTGAAGGTCGCGATGATCGCCTCGTACTGGCCGGGCGGGAGGTCGAGGACCTGATAGCCGGCGGTCGCCGTGATCTGGGTGACGCCGCAGGCCTGGTAGGTGGTGCCGTCCAGGGCCAGGCGCTTAATGTCCACGGTGCCGGTGCCGGTGAAGATCACCGCGTACTTGCCGCCGCGCAGAGCGCCACCGGTTACGGTGCCGTTCGCGCCGTTGTTGAACGGAACCCAGGCTTCCTGACCGCGCACAGGCCTACTCCAGCCAGGTCGTGAACTTGGTGTCGGTCAGCCATGCCTCGAAGCGCTCCAGCGCCTCCAGCACGTCCTTGCGCCGCACGCCCGCGCCGTCAAGGACGCGAAGCTCGATCTGGGAGCCCGCGGTGCTCGACGTGCCCTGCACGGCGTCGCTCTGCTTGAGGCTCTGGTTGCGGTCGGTAGCGAGATAGTGCGAAGCCATGGGGCTCTCCTGAATTAGACCGAGATCATATACCGGTTGCGGAGTGCTTGCAAGGTCGCGCGCACGGCAGCCATGATCTTGTTGCTGGTGTCCAGCACGGCCAGGTTCACGGAGACGAGAAGGTCACCGGTGACGGTCGCTTGCTGGGCGGTGATCGACGCCAGGAGCGTGGTGTAGGCGTTGTTCGCGGTGGTCACGTGCGCCTGCGTCGGGCTCGCGCCGTCAGCGACGAGGACGGCCATAGCGGCGGTCATGGCCGTGGGGTCCACGGAGACTGCGATATCGGCACCCGCGCCAGCTTTGGCCGCGTACACGCCGTCGCTGTTGACGGCTGTGCCGAGGGTTGCAATGATGGTCTCACGAGCCACAGGCCGCTCTCCGAGGAAGTCCAACATCGCCTGAAGCGCGGCGACTGCGCCAGATAAGTGTGGCCCCCGAGAGGTCCAAATGTCAAGGCAGACGCCGCTAGACGTTTGCCGAGAGAAACGTCTCCAGTTGGGTCAGAGCGGTGATCACTGCCGCGACCTGAGTAGGGATCGCGACCAGGGCCGCGCTGATACCTTGCAGGGTAGGTAGTAGAGCCACGTTCGTCTCCTCAAATGTTTAGGGCCGCGGCGCTGGAGTGCCGCCGCGGCCCGAGGCCACTCGCCCCCTTGCCGGCCCGCGCAGGCTACCCCGGAGGGCAGCAACGGACCTGGGGGCTTCGCCCAAGGGTTAGTCTACGTAGCGGACGCTCAGGCCCACAACCGCGGCGGCCGTGGTGATGGCGGTCGTGGCGCAGGTGCCGACGATATCGAAGAACCCACCGGGATCGGTCGTCAGGCCCACGGCCTGCCACAGGGGCTGGTTCCACTTGTCGATGGTGTAGGTGCCGCTTTCGTTGGTCAGGTCCACCGGCTGCACCGCCGACGCGATATCCCACGCCGAGGCGAAGAAATCTTGGTCGATGGCGTTGGCCGCCAGGTCCGCCTTGCCGGTCGTGCCGATGGTCGGGTAATAGACCCCGATATCGAGCTTGCCGGCCGTCTGCGCCGCGGAGGTGCCGACGATGGCCTTGATCTTGGCCGTCGAGGGCACCCGCACGAAGCGGACGGTGCTGTCAACGTCCTGGGTCGCCGTCAGGGTGACGGAGCCCGTGACCTCGCGCAGGACGCCGACCCCACCTTCGCCCGTGGTGTTCGGGACGACCGGCGTGGCGTTCGCGTTGGAGATCGGGGTGGATGCTTGGTGCTTGACGGTCATGTGTCTCTCACGGGTTCAAAGGGCTGCGGGGTTGACCGCCGGTTACGGAGTGATATCCACGCCGGCGGTGTCGAGGCACCCGATCTCCAGCACCTTGCCCGGCTGGGTGCGCGTGGCACCGAAGCTGTACGCGGTGTAGAGGTCGTAGGGCTCGCCCGACAGGTCGTTGCGGATCGACA